GCTTGGAGTAACTTTACGGTAAAATCATGACACCACCTGACGAAGGACGTGAACGATATAACAGAAGTGGCTGCCCAACAAATAGGAATAGGGAGAAGTCATCACCTGCTGCAACAAAGCGTGAAATGTGAAAATTATATGCATCACTTCCAAACCAATAGCCAACGTGGGAATCGCAATCACCAAGATGCAAATTTCCTGCACCTATAGCTTGATTACGGGCTGGTGCGAATCTTTTGGAATTGTAGAAAGGAAATTCTATTTCAGCTGCACCATCAGTATTACAACAGGAAACATGTGCACCTGCAGTACACGTAGCATGAATGCCTATGAGAAAATCATTCAGCTCACTAGATGAGGCTGGTAGGACAAAATCTCCTTGTCCAATATCAGTGACTGCGTTAACGGGGCGATGTCGCCGCACCATAATCTTTCCTCTATCAGATGATGGAACGTACTTTGAACGCAATCCTCCTCGCCAGCCTGTATAACATGGAACAAACCAGTTTAACAGTGTCATTGCAGAATAATTATAACCAACAAGTGCAGCAGTAGAATGGCGATTGAATGATCTTTCTCCATTGTAGTACGGGAAATTATATTCACACCACCAAAAATCTACATCTGATCCGACAGATGAATGGAAACAATATCTCTTCAGAAGTGTTCGTATTGAACGAATGGCTTCTCCAAAGTTGACATGATAAATATTGTCTGACTTGGGATCTGAGTTCAAGGTTACCATTGATTCGCTCTTTTCTGGGGCACTATCAATTGCAACTGCTTCTTCACCAGATTGTGGGTAATACTCTAAATTGTTTATTAATTCTTCATGTGGTCCTGCAAGTTCAAAATCATCGCATGCACATGCATAGAGATTAATCCAGATGGGATTTGCTAGAGATGGATCAGGAGATGTTAACACATTTAGAACAGAGATACTAATTTGTCCATTGTGATGCAGATATGATAACGGTGCATTTGCATGATTCACGTCAGAACCTGTAAGAATGTCATCATCAACTTGTAACCACCCTTGTGCAGCTCCCCAACCAACCTTGAAAGAAAAGTCTCGATTGCTTGATAAATCTACAATGAGTGAATAATTTTCATTCAACTCACTTGCAGGATCTGCGAAGTGTGGGTCATATTGAATACGCAATCGGCCGCGATGTAGCTGCGAAGCGACAATTTGTATACGATAGTGCATAGTTCCTCTCCAGTACTTAAATGGAGCAGCAACAGTAAACATTGGTGCCAATCGTAATGATCCACCATCAACCCCTTCATTGGAATATATATGCATCATAGGACACACATTAATCTTTCGAAGTTGAGTTTCTACTGCTTGATTTTCACGCCATTGAAAGGAATCTAAAAACATTTCTCGTTGTGCGATGTAATTCATAGACATTTCGTCAAGTCCATTTAATCCTGCAATTCGGGAATCAACAGATAGTTCCTGTTTTGAGTCCAGTGTCAGTTTAACAACTGCTTCATGCTCATCCGTATGGGCTAAGATTCCAGCACCATGGGATTTGCAACGCACTATATCTGTAACAACTGCTGGTCGTGAAAAGCCAAACCAATGTGCAAAACGTCCCAATCCCTGCGCCACTTTTTCTGTAGCACGGGCATATGGTTCAAGAATGGGTACTTTGGTTAAAACTCCCGCAACACTAGCAATAACTGATGCTGGCTTGGATACAATGCCTGTGCCATATTCATCTCCAGATTGTGGCTGGAGTACTGCTTCAACAGTGGAGATAGTTTCATCACCACGTATGTATGCAACCAAATGCTTACCAAAACGCAATACTGTTGTAATTATATTACAAACAACTAGTACAGCCAATAATACTGTATTTGGTTCAATACCAGATTGAGCATCATAAGTCGCATACGTTGCAGTAGTAGGCCCAGACAATTTCACATCACTCAATGAAGCAAAGATGGAAATATTTGCGGAACCAGCTGCTGAATTGGCATGATACAGATCATTGATGGATTGGAAGTATAGGACACCCATTGAATTATAGGTTGTTCCAATTAAATCTATCCAGTTGTCTGCATTAAAGAATGGCAGTGTTAATGTGCCACCCGTACTCGTGCTCGGATCAACAAATAAATGAGGTAGCATGGAATACTGTGCGATAATGGGGTCGTTAAATGCCGTAGCATAAAACTTGTTGTACAGTGCATATGGCTCATAGGCCATGATGGCTCGTCCATATAGGAATGGACTGCCATTGATTGCAACTCGAATGTGCATTTTTGCCTGTAACAACTTATACCCTTCTACTCTATTACGAACACCTGTATTTGTTAAAAACAGTGTCCATGGATTAAGAGTGAAGGTCAAAGACCCAGCAGCAGTTGTCCATGTGGTTTCATGAATTTTTACCGGACGGGACAAGTATTCTGATAACGAAGCGTCAATCGATTCGCCATAAGCTCTTGTCTCATCCATTGTGCTCTCTACAGTGAGAGCCCACTCGTCCTTATCTTGTGAGAACGCCACAATTTGCTCCTTTTCGTGCTGTGGAGCAGCAGCCAAATCGTGTAATTGATTAGCAATACAAGTATACAATATGCAATGTAGTATTATTCATTACATAAGGCATCAAGTTCTTGAGCTGGCAAGACTCTCCCCTAAATAGGGGTTCTTCATGGGAAAAGGGCCACACATGTAAAGCGCTAACATTTCAACTAACTTGTGAAAAAGTCAAAACATCACGTAACCAGAACATGTGGATATTTTAGCGTAACGAGCACATTGATCACTGCTCGGAGGGATAATTTTAAAGAGTTCCAGCTCTAGCTTTTTAATGAGAGCCACCTCATAAGGCTTTTTAACGAGAGCCACCTCGGGAAGCACTTACTTGCCATATTTTTCTTTCCAGGCAACAATACGCGCATCGTAATCGTGCTGCAACTGTGGGCACAAATGGGCAATTCCATGCCTATCTGCAATCTGTTGTAGCTGACTTCGACGCATGTCAAAGTAATCTCGTCCGTAATAGAACCACTCATTTAGGGCACCTGCCATATTCATAGCAGATTGCATTGGTGGTGATTCTTCACTAGATTTCTTGACAGCCTTGAGTGATTTGAAAATAGATGTTTCCACTAGAACGCCAGTCACACAATCCAAGTCCGGATTATACTTACTATGACGTTTCAAGAAATCAGTATGCTCAATATCTAGAAAAGGAATAGGATCGGATGTCTTATCAGGCATTGTTAAGATATAACCCAATGGTTTCAAGAAGTCCTTAAATCGTATATGATTAAAATCCCTGTACTTTTCGGCAACAGAACTATTAAAATCATCTCCGTACGTTGCGGCAGCAACAGCATCCTTAAAACGACACGTTTCCTGGGGATATGTGCTCATGAAACCCATGCGCAACAACAAGGAACCACCAATTGATCCAATGTAAACTGTCATATTATGACCAGATGGTGTCGAACCAAGTAATTCAACAAGATCTCCATTGTAAGCAACAGTTGGATATACAATATCTGTTGCCACACCTCGCATAATCGTTAGATCATCAGGTGTATAATTGCCAGTCTTTTCTGCCATCATAATCAAAATTTCAAATGATGCGGCATTAATTTCTGGTAACATGGACAAATCAAATTTCTTGTAGTCCCCTGCCAATATAGCCTTCTCACCATGCTTGATGATGTACTTATATAATTGCTCCCATTCAGGGCTATATGGATTAATACCAACAGCACACTCTGAAAGAAGTGGAAACAAAGATAAATTTCTTGCAATAGGTAAGAAGTACTTGCGCACGAAACACTGTAGAATCACTGGAGCTGCTTCAAAGATGCGCACCTTATCTTTTCCGACAGGTGTAGGTTCATCCTTAAGGCAAGCTTGGAAGATATGGTGACATCTTTCACCCTTACGATAACGCTCTTCACATGCCCGAAACTCATCCCAAACAAAGTCAGGAAAAGTTCTAGGACACGCATGTTTGTCATCTGGTTCAAGGTCTATTAAGATATCTCTCTTCGGACAATTCATTGGGAAGCCAGTAGAAGTTCCAGCAGGCATAGCATCAACAAATCGTTTGCCATCAATACCTGACACAATTTCAATCTTGTCAAGTGGTTTAACATCCTTTGCAAAATCACCTTCGAAAGCTGGCGAAATTTGATGTACATAATCGTCAACTGCTTTATCCAGCAATTTTCGATCAATACCAGGGTGTGGTTCAACCAAAACATCTAGTGCTTCCTCCCACATATGACCTTTCTTAAAAGCAGGTGGTCCCCATTGCTGAGTATTACCACACACTTCATCAATATCATCAGAAATTAGTGTAGAGGTTACTTCACTGAAATGTTTACTGCGGCCGGCACATGATCCAAAAATCTCAATTGTACCAGGTTTGTTATTCAGTGGTGACTTTGCATGCAACTTGTCATCCAACAAAATTTTCTTGTCGAATAACTCGGTGGGCATTGTCCCCATAGACGCTGTAGGCATCATGGAGATATGTGCTGCATATAATTTATCACGAGCTGTTTCGTACTCACTCTTGATTAGCTTGCTAGCAAATGCTCCAGTTTTACCTGTAGCACCTGCTGTGTGAATGCCATATATAAATGGTATAGCTTTGTCAGCAACCAATACAGCACCACACAAACCACCAAAAGTAGCTCCAGCGAATTCATATATATAGCCATTCTGCTGTACGCCAGCCACAATGACACTCCCTTTGTTTGCTAATGTGGGAGTTCGAAGTCCGAA